GTGGCCGCGCTATTGCCACCGCCGCCGCCACCGCCGCCACCAGGAACGGTACTAACACCACCAGCGCCGCCGCCAGCCGCTCCGCCAGCACCGCCACCGCCAGTAGTCGTAGCCAGCACACGCGAGCCACCACCAGCGCCGCCGATATATTGAACATTAGCAGAACTTACGCCGCCGCCACCGCCGCCGCCGCTACCACCGACAATGCTTCTGGCACCAGCATTTCCGGCGGCGGCGGTAAGGCCAATACCGCCGTTACCACCGGCGCTTGCGTCCATAAGACTTGTTATGCCACTGCCAGACCCACTGATGCTATCGCCAACGATGCCACCGCCGCCACCGGCACCACCAGGCATTTCCCATGCGTCAAACACAGTAGTTCCACCAACACCGCCACTTGCACCATTAGCACTACTTCCACCAGCACCTCCAGTACCTCCGGCACCGATCGTAACTGTTTCCGTTGCACCCAGTGCAGCGGCAGCGAGAATTATTTTTACATAGCCACCACCGCCACCACCGGCAGCGCCGCCCCGGTTAGTTGAACTGGCACCGCCATAGCCACCACCGCCGCCGCCACCAGCGCCCCACATGTGCACCTCTACCATTTTAGCATCTGGATGCTTAGTCCAAGTGCCAGAAGCAGTAAAAATATCTACTTTTAACGCACCGCCAGTTGGTGGCGTAGGAAATACATTAATACTCATTATACATCCACCTCCGAACCAAACAGGCTAAAACTAAAATTAGCAGATGAAGCATATACTGTCACAATATCAGTAGTTGCAAGTGTCATACCGATAGTTACGGCTATACAGGAACTTGCAGCTAAAGCAGTATCATAGAAAAGATAATGCTGATTAGCAATAGCAGCCCCACCAGGTCTAACTGCAATCCTGAATGTACCTGCTGACGTTCCTCTGTTGCATACAACTAATGTGCTTATTACCGCCGCTTTGCTTGCAGGCACAGTATATATATTTGTATTTGTAGTTGCTGCTGGTGCACTTTGTCCTAATACTTTCAATGTCTCAGCCATATTGTCACGCTCCCATCAATAGAAAACTTTTTGCGTATTTATGCGCATTATCTGCCTTGTGCGTCGCATAATCAGAGTCAAGCTCCTCTGTTTTGGTCTCATTGTTATTCAATTTTGCAGCCGTGATGGTATCACCGGTAGCATATGTCGTGGGGATGTAATCTCCTATCGCCATATTAAGTCCTCCTCTCTAATTAAAGCTAATATCCCAGCTGTATGTAATAGCTACTGACGCAGTTTTTGCTATGCCGCTATGGACCACCCTTGCAAAAAGTGTTCCGGAATTTGCTACTCCTGATGCATCATCTCCAAAAAGCCCGGCCTCTGTCAATGTGCTACCGTTGCCGGTGCTTGAGTCAAGGTAATACTGAATGTTTAAATTATTTGAGGTCTTTGTGCTATTGGTAAAAACATCCCTGTGAACCTCAGTACCAAGCTGGGTATCTGTGGCCGCAGCTGCCGTTGTCCCGGTGCCTATTGCAAAATAATTTAACCCGGTTACCCCTGCAGTTATGGCAAGCAAATCTCGGATCAGATTTTTCCCCGCCGTGGTAACAAGGTTATGATCTTCAATTACATTTAACAGCTTTTTAGTTTTAGAATCAAAAACCCCGATTCGCACATTTACAATCGGGGTCAGTAATTCAAGTTTCTTTTTTTCAAAATATATCATACTCCCACCTCGCTGAAACCGACCAGGGCATACCCAACTCTTGATTCTGGAGATGCACTGGTTACGATTAAAGTATCGCTTGCGGTAACCGTGTCAATGAACTGAGTAATCCGGATTAAAACCTCATTTTCCCGAATAACATATTGTTTGCCGGCTGCCACCATCTTTTTAAAGAAATTTACCCAGCCTCCGATATTTTCTCCTGACAACGCTCTTATACTGTACCTTAAACCGACCTTTGCAAAATCATTTATTTTAACCGATTGAATAAGATAGGTGCCATTAAGTCCGTGAGCTGACACATCGATTTTTACCAGTTGACCTGCCTTAAATCCGCTTGCATCAGTAATAATGTCTACATGCTGCAGTATGGTTCCATAACGGCGTAAAAGAGCTTGTGACTTTTCTTTTGCAGTATTCTGAGACTCAATGGACGAATCTTCTTCAATATTCTCATATATGCCGTTGCCGCCTTCTACAGTTTTACGGTCTGTTATGGCATCTTCACGGTCAGTTCTTACAATAATAGGGTAAAAGCCCTGATATGTCACGTTTAACGTATCCGAGGATGTCAGTTTTGTACCGCTATCATCCTGGGTTATTTCTTTCTGGTTTTTTGACCAATAAAAATCTTTTCCCGATTCAACTCCGCGAATGCCTATTGTTTTAGCAACCCCATTTACATCAACTGCAGATGGCACGACTGACACTGGGAATTTTAACACCCAGGTCTGATTCTCGCCGTCGCCTTTAAAAGATTCTGTCCTGGATGACGTTATATCGTACCCGGCCCTAAGGTATTGCCTGTTTCTGTACTGCTCCCGCGACTTGGTTACTGCTATTGAAATAAAATTATCATTAGCATCAGATATCTCTGCCGGTGCTGTGTTTGATTCCCTGGCAAAAAAATGAAGGTCTTTGTTGTAATCGATATACCAGTCGTATCCGGTTAAATCGGAAAGATCATTAAATGCCTCGGTTACCGTGTTATATACGAATACTGCCTTTGATATAGTGGGTCCTGTTTCGACATTCGTATATGTAATGCTCTCTCCGGACAAATAATTATCGACAATGTCATGTACAATGGCTTGCAGCGTCTGGTTCTCATATGCAGCCGGAACAGTATACCTGTCGCATATCTGATTGTAGTCAACACAGTCTATGTTGTAATAAAGAGCGTCATTGTTTTTTGTGAGCTTCTGCTCCACAATATTGTCGATCGTACCGGCAAATACTTTTGTGCCATCCGAAGTTATTACTACAACCTGACCTACCGAGGGCCTGTAATTTGCTGATTCATCAACCATATCAAAGCTGCAAGAGTTGCGTGCATTGAGCGTGTCGTCTATTTCCAGCGTTTCTTTTTTTACAAGGGAAGTCTTATCGACTCCCCCTATCGTAACTACTATCGTTGCCATTATGCCACCACTCCTGCCATCCTGAGTTTTCTTACAAGCTTGTCTCCTATCTCGTTAATGTCCATATCCTTTGATATGGTGTTCCCGGTAATAGTTATATTGACGGTGCCAAATTTCCCACGGTTTTTGTCTGCTGGGATGACCGCCTCGCCTTTATGCAGGTATGCCAGTCCGTCTTTCGGCACGTACGGGGTTCCCTTTGCATACTGCAGCACGTTCCATTTCCCTGTTGACGAATCAAACTGTGCGTTTATTCCATAGTCACTTCGCAGTATACTTCCCAAGGCTTGATTTTGCTGCTCCAGGCTTTTCTTTGCATCAGCTGTCACAGTGTGCCAAGCCTGGCTGTTTTGAGCCATTTTATCAAGTATCTCATTTGCGGTTTTATTACTGGTTGAAACAATTCCCGTTGCACCTTTTGATGCAGTGCCACTCGATGCGGCACCATGCGATATGGTACTGCTTGATGGAGCGCTGCCCGTTATCGCCTTGCCTGCATTGCTTATCAGTTCCGCTACCTGGTCAGCCCATGACTTAAAACCTTCAAAGAAGCGCTCGCCCAACGTCTTGCCACTGTCCTCATACTCGTTACCATAGGTTTTAAGCAACTCCGCGATTTCTTCCTGGTTTTTCCCCATGATGAGCTTTTCTGCCTCGGCATTTAGTGCGGCTGCGCTCAACTTATCCTCGTAAAACTGATCAAGATTCTTTTTGCGCTTTTCAAGGTTTTCTTTCTCGTTCTCATACTGCGTATTAAGATTTTCTTCCTGAGCCTTCAAGTCAGCATCTAATTGTGCCTTTTTGTCCTCAGCAGCAGCCCTGATAGCCTCTATCTGCTTTTGTAAAGCTTCCTTTTGGGTCTCAATTTCTTCCCTGTGCAGTCTTTCATTTCTGGACTGGATTGCATCATTCAAATCAGCCTGGATATTTTCTCTTTCCTTTGCGTCAGTCTCAGCGGCAAGCTTGGCTTCCAAAGAAGCTATTTTGTCAAGCTCCTCTTTTTCCTGCTTTGCCCTCTCCTCAGCTTCCAGTTGAGCGTCAAGGGCATCTATCTGCGCCTGAATTGCATCGGTTTTTGATTTTGTTTCGGCATCGAGAGCGGCAACCGCCTTTTCATAGACTTCATTAATGGCCTTTAATTGAGTTTTCTTCCATTTTTCGAGATTGTTAGTCTCTGCCTGCAAAGCGCTTTCGTCAAGCTTTCTCTGTGCATCATACCTGCGCCGCAAAGCTGCAAGAACGGCATTGTTGAGGCTATTGATATTCGATATCATTTCCCGTTTTGCTTTTTCGGCGGCTTCCTTTGCTTTTTGCGCGGCTTCTTCCGCACCAAGCTTTATGCCGTCTGCATAAGCATTGCCTGCATCCTCCCCCGCTTGCCTCATATCCGGTTCAACTGTTTTGGCAGAAGCAGGAACGGATTTAAACATGTTTTTAACTTTATCAACGGCCTCTTTTATGGTATTGCCCATGCCTTTGCCTAACTCCGAAGCAGCTTTTGTCATAGTACTCCAGGCCTCTTTTGTTTCTTCGGCGTTTGCTTTTAAGCCATCCTTTGCCTTGGCAAGATTTTGTTCGGCATCACTAACCATATTTTTTAAGCTGTCGCGGAAAGAATCTATACCATCTTGTGCAGTCTTAAAAGCACTTCCTATATATGGTATTTTGGACAAAAGCCCCATCAATCCGCTTAAAAAGCTGGCAATCCCGCCTACCACGAAATTTAGCGCTTTTGTAAGTCCAAGCACCATGCCGTTTAGGGAAACATTGATTGCCGCAATTCCGGTATTAAATGCATTTTTTATTAACGTCCACATGCTCTGGAAAAATGGAACTGCTTTATCCCAGTTCTTGATAAGCAAATAAGCTCCTGCTGCAAGGGCAGCCACTGCTGCAATAATACCAACAAGGGTGAGGCTGGTTACTCCTATTGTCGCCGCAAGTTTGCCAAACATGCCAATAGCGCCTCCTATTCCTCCAACAACGGATTTTAACCCTCCTACGAGTGCTCCGATGCCATTTGTAACTCCACCGATTATAGTTGTTGCCGGACCAACTGCTATAAGAAGTCCCGCTACTATGCCTATAGTCGCCTGTATGTTTGGATTAAGTCCCTTAAACCAATTAATCAATTCTGTTATATGCCCAGCAAACGATTTGATTGTCGGCACGACTTTGCTTTCAATAAACGGGACAAGCGTATCTGTAATCAGCGGTATAAAGGCGTTTCCAATTTCTGCGCTAGTGACCTTGAACTGCAATTTAAGCCTGTCCATATGATCGGTGTATTTTCTTGCGGCGTCTATCCCTTCTTTGCTCATTATAAGGCCCAGTCTATTCGCGTCGTCTATTAATTGGTTTATTGCGTCACCCCCGGCATTAAGCAGCGGGGCAAGTTCTGACCAGGACCTCCCAAATAGTGCAGATGCCAAAATGTTCCGGTCGCTCTCATTTCTCATCTCGCCCAGCTTGTTTATCACTTCCATATAAACATCATTTATTGGCCTTGTTTTGCCAGCAGAATCTTCCATGCTGATACCCAATGCGTTTAAAGCCTGAGCAGTATCGCCGGTGCCTTTCACCGCTTCTTTGAGTTTGTTTGTAAACTGCGTAATGCTTGACTGGACGCTTTCAAACGGGACATCTAATTGATTCGTCACGTATTGTAATTCCTGAATAGATTTGGTGGAAAACCCTGTTTTTTCAGCCATCAAACCTATCTCGTCGGCATATTTCCCCGCTTCGTTCGCAAGTTTAAGTATTCCCGCTCCGGCTGCTATGGCAGGGGCAGTAATATACATTGACATGGTTTTTCCGGCAGAAATCATTTTATCGCCGGCTGATTTAAGCTTGTTTGAGATATCGTTAAGGTGATTCTTAAAGTTCGTAAAAGGTTTCGAAGCCTTTTCAATTTCCTGGTTAAGCTTGGCCTGCTGGGTTTCCAAATCAAGCAGCCTGTTCTTATAGGTTAAGGCCGCTTTTGAGCCTTCGCCCTGTTTTTCCGTAACATCGGCCAGTTTTTTCTTAGTAATTTCTATTTCGGAGGCAAGGATGCTTGCGGCCTGTTTCTGTGTTTTTAATTGCTGTTCAAGGTATTTCGCACTATCTGCAGCAACCTTGTTTTGCGTTTTCCATAGTTTTAATTCTTTCGTTATCTCCTTGGTTGCCTCTTTTGCGATTTGTATCCCCTTTTGGTACGACGTGGCATCAAGAATGAGTTTTGATACCATTGATTTTTTAGTCATTTATACCACCGCCATCTATTTTTTATTGAAAGACTGCTCTATGCCGTCCTGAATTATCTGTTCAATGATTCTGTACGCCTCATCCTGACTTTCGTCAAATGCAGGACGCATCCAAGGTTTTGCAGGCTGTTTCGAAGTTCCATATTCTGTAAATTTTCCATAAAATACCTTTGAAATATCGCCTTTTCCGGGACCAATTACCTGAGTATATATTCCGTTTTTTAATTTGCGCACGCTGCCGATTTTAATATTTACTTTTAATAGGCCTGTTCTTACCGGCGCGCGTCTTTCCATAGCTGCCTTAACCGGCTTAGCGCCTTCATTGAGAGAGTTTTTAAATATTTTTTCTCCTTCTTCACCCATACTATCAAGAGTATCTATCATCTCTTGAAATCCCAATAAATCAAGCTCAATATCTGCCATATTCCACCATCCCAAAACAAAGAAGGGAGGTCATCCTCCCATCATTTGCCGTTTTTCGTATTCCCATTCCGCATCCTCTTGCCTTAAGATTGCATAAGCTCGCCATTCCGTCAATTCTTCGGATGATATCCTGTCCAGCAGTTCATCTATTGTCATACCCAGTTCAAGAGCTAAGCTGAAATAGAATCGTCGTTCTGGACAGGACTGGAGTTTTTTGCCGCTTCAGCCAGGGAGTTTACTCCTAAACCGTTCAGGTTCATTGATTCTTCGTATATTTTCTGAATCGCTTCCGCATCAAGGTCGCCTATGGCTGATAAATCCTCCGGTAAATCGGTAAACAGTCTGTTTCCATGCTCATCGCAAAGACTTAATGCTACAACAAGACTCATGTTTTCAAATATTGTCTCGTATTTGACGCCAATATTATCATCCTCAACTCTGACCGATGCCTGAAGGAATTTAGCTCTGTCCTTACCCGTCCACCTGCGTATGTATGCGCTGCCCTGCAATTCCGGGATGTCAATTTCTTTTATCCCAAAATTTCTTACGTTAAGGATCTCTTCACGTGTCAAAAGTTTTTTCATCCTGTACCCCCTCCATTAGAACGTAATCCTTGTAACGTTTCCGGTAATCTGGAAGCTGGCCGAGAACGTAACCGCTCCACCCATACCGCTTTTTACGCCGTAGCTCGTGCAATAGCATTCGCCTGTGTATTTGACTTTACCGGACGTTCCGCCTTCAGGCCCATATTCAAATGTGGAAGTGTTGGCGTTGCCAAGGATTCCACCCAGAATTGCGTCCACTGCCGGGTCAAAGTTTCCAGATATGCTAATCGTTGCACTTTTAAGCCCTGCGACGAATGTTTTGCTGGTGGCCCCGAAAGTAGTTGTTTCGGTAGTATCAACCGGTTGTGGGAAATCTACGTCGTTACAATATGCCGATATGTCCTGTAAGGCGCCGCTGCTGTTATCAATTTTAAAAACCGTGTTTTTTCCATGTGTAAAAGGCATTTATTCCATCTCCCTTCTATGCTCTATAAAATCCTATGTTGAACGTAAACGGACCACCTGTAATGGTCCAGTTTGCCCTAACATACCTGTTGACTGTGCCAGAAAAAGCAATGCGTTCCGCCTTGTTTGGTGCAGTAATATTCGTAAATGTTGCCAAAGTTGTCCATATGGAGCCGTCCGTGGAATGCCCAATAGTACAGGCCAATGTTCCGGTTGCAGATGTACATTCAATATATGCCGAGCCTCCGTTGGAGCTTGCGGCCCCATTGTCAACTGACGAACCTTGCCCTGATGCGGATTCCGAAGCCAGTGCATGTAATGATAAGATGCGTTCAATGCCTGTATTGGATTGCGCGGTAACTGCACTGCGGCAAGCCCCGCTGATAGAGCCTTTCGTATTATATGCCGCATTGATGGCTGACATCCCATATCCGGAATTGCCGACGGCATCACCTTGCGAATACCATACCCATATCTGGCCGGATGCGCCCAGTGCTACACTTAGAATTTCATCTACCGCATTTGCCGCCCCATCATAAAAGCCTTCGCCCTGTATGCTTCCCGCTTTGATTGCAGATGTGATGTATGTTTTGGCAGTCGCCGAAAAAGTCGTCGTTTCTACAGTATCAACGTTGCCACTCTGATCTATGCTGTCCAGATATCCTGTCAAATCGTACCCATTAGCATAGACTTTTGTATTTTTACCATGTCCAAATGCCATTAGCTGTCATCCTCCTTTCGTTTTTTAGCCGGAGGTTTTATTGCCGGTTTGGCCGTACCATTATCAATCCAGGTTTGCGCCTGGCCTTCAGAAATGTCATATGTTTGGCCTTCGGCAAATACCTCGCCAGCAAGAGTTTTTGTTTCTACCATAACGATTTTCATACCATCACTCCTCATGCCAGATTAAAAAATCCATCTTTGTTGAGTATAATTCTGTATTTGGCTCATAGTCGTCAATTTCGCTATCAAGTTCAACGGCATTTACGGTCACTCCGCCGGGACCGCCCATGACACCATTATAATTTTGCAGTGCAAGCCGTAATTGTTTAGCAACCGCTTTTGATATTGCCCTCGATAACGCGTATATTGAAAATTGATATCGGCTACGGGGTAAGTCGGAGTCCTGCTGAAAAAGATGGACGCGCACCCTGGATATAAGTTGCATAGCTATCGCTGGAGTAATAGCTTTTTGAGGTAATATATCAGGATATATGCGGTCGCCCACCAATGCGGTTAATCCAGGGTAAATTGATAAATAACTGAAAAGCGCATCATTAAATTCCATCTACACCACCTCTCTGCACGCCAGGATCAGTTCGTTTTTCCGCTTGCGTGTATCATCTACAAACAGAATCTCAAATGTCCGGTTGTTATGCACTATTCTCCAAGTCGTATCAATATCGGATTGATAACGGATTTTGAATACTGCCTGAGTTTCCGCATTTTGTTTTTGTGCTGCATAAAACTCTTTTCCGCTTCTTGCTACATAATTAGCCCAAACTGTAATATTATTTTGAGTATAGTCCTTAATAACCGATCCATCCGCTCCGCGACTATTGGTAAGTGGCTGCAGCGTGATTCGCTGGTCAAGTTCTTCCGCTCTCATACCGGCACCATCTCCGATTTTATCTCAATTTTTATATCCCCCTGTAACATTTCTCTTGCAGCATAACCATTTGGACCGACAAAAAACCCGCCTTCAAAATTGGTTTTATAACAAAGCACGATTCCTAATTCATCATCTGCATAATAACAACGTTTTGTTATGTCTACTCCATTAATTGATACCTTATTGATCTGTTTTGCAATCTTTTCTCCTGCATAAATCATCATATCGGTATCACTCTCCTCATTTCCAACAATGCATCCCTTGCCTTCTCAAGCCTCTCCCGCTCATCCGGCTTATAATCGTCATATAACAGCTTCATATGCAATACCATCGCCCATTTGACTGTTTCCGGCACAGCTAAGGCATCGCCATAGCCGGCTACAAAACGGATCCGGATTGCACTGACGGGCTGCAGGATGACGGACGGCCAGGTTTTGCCGTAGCCCAATACAACTTTGTTGATAAAGCTGTCGTTATCGAGGATGTAGTCGCTGAAGCTCATTGTATATTCCGTACCCTCGCTGTCCGTATACTTAATGCTGGTTATGCTCTGTACTGGGGAGCAGGCACGGAATTCGATATAGTTTTTATCTGGAAAGCTGTCTAGGATAAGTTCTAACGTTTGGGTGATATACTTTTTACCTTGATAGTCCTCACAGTATTCGCGGGCCTGCTTTATTAAGCTGGCCATTAATGTATCATCTGTGGTTGTATCGATGCGTAGATGCTGTTTGGCCGTTGCAAGATCAAGCGGCTCGGAATTTGGTGGCGCTATTATTTTTATTGTCATACTATTCCTACCCCCTCCACCTTTGAAATATGGCATAGGAAAAGCCACCTGGTACGGTAGGTGGCTTATACAGTTGCGCACACTGCTCTATGCCAAAATTAATTATTTACTGCGCTTATAGATTAAACTATCGGAATCTCTCTCGCATTGCCAAGCGCTACAGTAACGGCAACTGGTATGGCTGGAGTAGTGCCTCCGGTAAAAGTAACGGTTGCTACTACCCTAAGGTACCGTTTATATCCGCTCAAATCGACGTTCAAATTACCTTCGGCGTTATCGGTGGTCAAGGCCGCAATGGTGTCACCGGAAACATCAGCCATATCTGAACCGTCAGAAGCATCACCGGCCTGCATCTTCAAAGATACCCCTTGCGCAGTCGGCGATCCAGTAGCGGCACCTACCTTAAGATGCACTTTTGCATCTTCAAAGCCCAACCTATCAATTACCAGTCCATTCACGCTGCCAGCAGCTAGTGCGACCGGGTTTAATCCTGCTAAAACTTTTGTAGATTCACCCAATTTCTTTGCCATTATATTTCTCTCCTTTCAAAGATTAAGGCGGGATTAAATCCCGCCTTCTGATATTATTTCGTCCATACTTTGTTGTAAACAACGAATGCGTCCGCATATCTCGCGCCGAAGTCCTCACGGAGCAGTGCCCTCATGACGGTTTGGTCATTGCCAAATGCAGAAACCAGCGTCCCGCCGTCGTAGTATGATGCTTCCTGGGATACTGCAATCTGCAGGCCCAGAGTTTCACCGACGATAAACTGACTCCAATCACCGAAGTAGATTTCGGTCAGGCCGTGTAAATCTGTGCCTACAACGATGTTGTTGTTGATTGCAAACTTGAATCCAAGCAGTTTACCCTGATTCATCTCATCCCTGTGGATATAGTTGCCGGTACCGTCCTTCAAGTTATAGAATACGGACCAGAGCGCGCCATTGAATACCCATCCGAAGGCAAACTTGTTGGGAAATTTCTTTGCCATGACCTTGCCGACAATGATACCAAGCGTATCGCTGGTAGGCAGGGCCACAAGGTCGGTTTGATCAGTGGATATCTTTCCGATTCCAAGCGGTTCATTCTCCGTGCCCTTGCCGTAAATGCCTGTAATGTCCTCGGATTCCGCAACACCGTTAACCAATTCGTCCCTTACAAACTGATCCGCTGAAATCGCTGAATCCGCAATCAGTTCGTTGGAAAGCGGAATTAATCCGGCGAGCTTCTTGGCAAACAGGCTCATCATTCCGAGTGCTACTTTGCTGGCATTGATAGGCTTGTTTTCTCCTACCCATATAAAATTTGCCGCGCCTGTCTGCTTTGCCATTTTTAAATTGCCTCTCGGCATAGGAACGGTTCTTGCGCCAAGGGAGCGAATTGAGGACCTTTCACGGAGTAAGGGAATGATTTCACTTGAAAAATCATCCGGTACCAATACGCCACCATCGCTAGGGGTTCCAGTGCTCATTGCGGCACGCGCTTCCTGAAGCGTTATGTCTTTGGGGTACATTCTCTTTGCGACATCTTCGAATGACCTGCCTTCTTTCTGACTGACAAGAGTAACCTTGGTATACCTTGCCATCCGGATTCCGGGCTCAAGGTCGTCTTTGATGCCGCCCTTAATAACGTTCGGCGCATTCCTCTGCCCGTCATCAGGCCCTGGCTTATGTGCCGGATTGCCTACTTCGCCCAGCTGGCGTTCCATTTCGAGCAATCTTTCCTCGCGCTCAATGTCTTTCTGCATGCGCTCTGCCTGTGCAATCAAGTCATTATACTGCTTTTCCTCATCTTCACTGAGGCTTCTTTTTTCGCCTTCGGCTTTATCAAGCAAGGCGCGGGCTTGCTTGATGATGTCTGCCCGCTTTTGTTTCATTTCTAAGATTTTATCCATTTTTCATGCTCCTTTCAAAGTTTTTTGGCTTAAAATAAAAAACCGCTTATTTTAAGCGGTTTTTCGGTCTTTAGTTAAATTTTGCTTAAAATATCGAGTTTTTTCTGTAAAATCGGGATTTTCCAGGCTTCTTTTTCTCGCTTTATAGCCTCCAATTCCTGCTTATGCGCTTCGTAAACGCTTCTTGCCGATTCAACTTCCGCCTCGCTCTGTGGGTATGCGGGATGTGTGACCGGTGCAACTTCTATTAGTTCGGCTTCGATTATGGTCCGTATATCCATATCGGGGTTTGATTCATCCCATTCGCTTCGGATTGTTTTGAATATAAAGCTTGAACCGGTTACGTCGCCACGCTCGATGGTTTCTATATATCTTCCGGCCCATGAGGGGGGGGTGATTTCATACCGTAGTCCGATATCATCCTCTTCAACAAGCAGTGTACCTGCCGTCGTCCTTCCAATGATTTCCTCAAACTTATGTTGCCAGGATGCTATTACATCAGCATCAGCACGTTTCAGAAAGTTGGCAAAAGCGCCTTTGCGGAATTCTTCCTGGAACCAATTCCAAATTGGGAGAGAGCGCTGCCCCCACTTAACCGCATAGCCGACTATTTTTTTTTGTCCTTCACCTTCGTTTTCGCCGACAGCCCTGACTTCAACTTTCAGATTGTTACTACGAATCTCCCTTTGCTGTAGGTCCGGATTCTTTTTGTTTGCCGTTATTTTGCCCATTGTTATTGTTGCCTCCTTTCTTAAAAAATGTCCCAGCCATTGTAATAGGGACCATGTTACCGTTTATCAGTAGTAAGTCTCCGCCCTCTTCCTCCGAAATTAATTCCATATCCTCCAACTCACGTACATCGTTAGCGCTATACACGCCATCTTGCCGCATCCAGTGATAGCCCTGCATCCTGGTTTGGAAATCTCCGCGTAGCAGACCATTAAGATTGTTCTTGATATACATCCGCTTTTGCTCATTTGGCAAAAGCAGATATAGCCATGCAGCCTGCTCGATGTTCGTGCACCAAGGAGTGAGTGTTGTCTGAACGAATTCAATGTTCGCCTGCTCCGCTGTGTTGTAGTTTACGTTCTCATACTCAAAAGCCTTATGCGGCGGGACGCTGAAATGCCGACAGATTTCAATCGTCTGGAACTTTCTCGATTCTAGAAACTGTCCGCTATTCGGCGGCACTGTAAGTTGGGTATACTTTACGCCTTGCTCCAGGAATATGATTCGGTTTGTTTTACCCAAGCCTTGGTAAGAATCATGAAACGAGCTTTTGTATCGCTCGAATGCATCATCGCTCATTCTCCCGGGATATTCCACAATGCCTCCGGCATTTGCTCCGTTTGCAAAGAATTCTTCGCCAAATTGTTCGAGCGCCGTTGCCAGGCCCATGGCCTCCCGTGCGAGCCGAACCGGTTCATAGCAATAAATGCCGTCTTTGGTAAAACCTTTGATGTAAAGATACTGTCCTGGATAGAGATTGGCGTAGATATCCTTCTCTGGATAACTCACATTTAAGTAAAGCTCTCCAGTTCGCTTGTTGCGGCTTGGCGTTACAAATTTCCCCGGAATCGGCCAGAGTTCTTTGATTACTCCAGAGTCATCCCTGACAATTTCGGCAAAACCGCCCCTAGAAATCAGAACGTTAACCATCAGGCATTTCCAAAAATCGAAGGCAGTAATTTCAGGGTTTACGGCCATATTTAATATGTTCCACAGGGGGTGATCCCGGGCTTTTTCATTGCCCTTCTTCTTGCTCTTATAAATCGGTTTTGGCAGGCAGGCAATTGCATTGCTAATCAGGTTCACACAAACAAAAACAGCCATTATTTTCAGGGCATTTTCTTCGTTTATTGCTATGCCTGCTTTTGATTTATTCGCATTAATCAGTCTTCGCAACCAATCGGTAGGGTCACCTATATAATCAATAGGCTCTGTGCTACGCTTTTCTGTGATTAAGTTTGTTAGTATACCCAATTATTTCACCTGCCTTTTTCCGGGAAGTCCAAGATATATTGCAAAACCACCAACGATGATCCACATGGAGGGGGGATATATCATATACAGTCCCTTGCCGACCATGGCAGTGCCTGCGATTATAAGGAGTTCTTGTATGGTGCTTTTGGTGCAAAGCGACTTTAAAAATGATTTAATTTTATCCAGAGCGCACACCCCTCTCTTCGTATACTGATTTTTTGGGACCATTTCTCACTATCACCCTCGCCATAGCATTAATTAGGGCAACAATACCGTCAATTTTGTAGTACTCTGTACCTTTTTTGTTCTTTGAATTGCCCCGCTTAATCCCTTTCGTTGGCCGTATGTCTCCATTTGCATTGGTTATTACTTCCAGGTTTCCGAACATCCAGTTCAAAATTGGGTTGTTGCCATGGTTAAAGTGCTTGCCATATAAAAAGGCCTCCGTCTCTTTCATTGCAGGACTCATATATTGAAACCGCTGCGGAATTTCAAGCATTGTAAGGCCTGCTTCATCCAGATCCGTTGCAATCATGTCTGCCAGGAATGGGTCGAATCCGATTTCCTGTATCTGGAATTCCTTGCCCTGCTCTATAATGTCATTGACAATAAAATGATAGTCGATTTTGTTTCCGGGGGTAGTTTTAAGCAGCCCCTGTTCAATCCATCTGCGGTATGGGAGATTGTATGCTCCCACAAATTCTGTCACGTTGTCTTCTGGAATCCAGAACGTAGGCAGTATCAGGTATTTCGAATCATTTTCAGTTGGAGGAAAAACAGCAACATAGGCCGATATATCCCTTTTACTCGATAGATCCAAACCGCCGAAGCATTCCCGTCCCCTGAGTCTTTGTCTATCTACAATGCCGGTATTCTGTTCCCATATTTCGTATGGCACCCATTTCGTTGATTTATATTTTACCCAGATGTTTAGTCTGAGCCATTTGAATGTACGCTCATCGGCTTCATTTCCTTTTACGCTGGTGAATGCCTCGTCTAATTTTTCAGGCTTTATGGTTTGACCGAGCGATGGATTTATAATTGCCCATATTTTGCGGTTCCGGTTGTCTTTCCACCATTCGGATTCTTTGCCTTTTGTAATTTTTACTCCTGCCTGTCTGAAGGTTTTATATCTCCAGCCTTCCCAAATACGCTTATTTTCTTCATCGATGCCGAATATCACTGGATAGAATGTAGGATCGTTCCTATGTCCAAGCAGTATTTGCTCGGCTTTTTCGTGCAGTTCCCAACAAATTGACATGCGATCCGGATCGTCGCCTGCTGTGGTTATGACTACGTACAGTGGCTGTTCTCTAGCATCGCCAGAACCAAATGTCATTATGTCCCACAGTTCGCGGTTGGGCTGTGCGTGAAGCTCATCGAAGATACAGGCTGAAACATTCAATCCATGTTTGGAATAGGCTTCCGATGAAAGCACCTGATAAAAACTTTTTGTCGGCAGGTATACAAGCCGTTTCTTTGATAGGACCGGCTTGCACCGTTTTTTTAACTCCGGCTCCTGCTCTACCATTTCTACAGCGACGTCGAATACGAGCGACGCTTGCGCCCTGTCTGCTGCGCAACCGTATACTTCAGCCATCATTTCATTGTCGGCACAGAGTTGTTTTAATGCAAAGGCAGCTCCAAATTCCGACTTGCCTGTCTTTTTCGGAGCTTCAATGTATGCCATCTTATATTGTCTGTTTCCGTCCAGTTTTACAGTGCCGTAGACGTCCCTGACGATTTTCTCCTGCCAGTCCAGGAGATCAAAGTAGTAACCATGGAATTTGCCTTTCGTGAGCTTCAAGCTTTGAAAGAAATCAATCGCTGCCTGGGCTTTTTGTTCGTCGAACATGCTATCACCCGCTTAGGAGGCTGGCAAGCTTGCTTTGCTTTTCCGGACCTTTCGGATTCACCATTCCGACACGATCGGCAGGAGATAGCCCGAATTTGCTTAGATATGTAGACATCAAAGCCATGTACTTTTGGGCAATTACCACTTGCGGGACCTGCTGTATGTATCCGGATGTGGTCTTAAAAACGGTATTGTGCCTGCTCATAAATTCTTCTGCCTCTCTCCATCGCGCGTATGCTTGGCAGTATGCCGCAAGTGCGGTTGCATCGACTTCCGTTAACAGTCCGTATTCCTCCAGCTTCGGCACAATGGCTTTCCATTCTTTTTTTGCATATTTGTGCAGCCAGTTCGGGCATTTTGGGGCCATTGGTTTCGGTTTCCATTCGTTTGTCGGGAGTGGTCGCTTCCCCGGATTGCCTTCCAATATTTTTAGTTCTGTGGGCTTGCGTGGTCTACCCTGCTTTCGTCCTGTCATAGTATTGCCTTCCTTCTATGCTCTTTTGGAGCTCTTTTATATAATCCAATGATTGGTTATAGGATTGTTAAAATAAAAACTCCAGAAACAAATGTCTACTATGTAGTAAACTCGGTATTTCTGGGGTTTTGCACTCAAATTGTATAGATTTTTATACACAAAAATGCGGCTTTTCCGAAGGTTTTTGTCCCTTCCGTACTACGCCGCATTTGTAGGGCTTTTAAGTTTGTATTTTATGCCGATACAAGATGTAGATGTTTTTTTAAATCATTCTTGATGTAGTACTTTTTCCCGAGCTTTTCCAGTCTGTTCACAATTTCATAGGCAAATCTTTCCCAGTTGATTTCTTTGTCTGGCTTAAACCGACTGACCTTGCCGACTTTGTACAGGTCTACATACTCATGTGTAGCGTCCAGTAGTCGAAACACTTCTTCATCGTTAAGGACCGGCTCGAAAGAAACCCATGTTTCTATGCCAGCAGCCTTCGCTTTTTTGACAGTTTCTATTCTATCAAATGGAACCGCTGCTTGTGGTTCGTAGTCCAGGCTTTTATAAGTGCTCATAAAAGTCAGTGTTGTTGCGAAAGCATCTCCAGGTTTATAAAGGTCGAAGTCCCTTCTTGCACGGTTTCCGGCTTTCGTCAGCACCTGAAACGGAATATTGTAAAGTTTGAATAATCCAAGGGCTTCGCGGGTTAGTTGCAGGTCCGAGTCAATGTCTTGATATGGATCTCCTATAAAACTCAAAAGTATTCTTTTACCAGCAAATTCGCTTTGCCAATATCCCTTGCAGTCTCTTTCGAGTTTGTCAAGTAAACCCTGTCTCGGTTTTGTTTGCGTATAAAATTCTTGTCTGTCGCGTTTCATACAATCAGGGCAGTAGCAGTATTTACAAGAAAAGTTGCATGAATTATAGATATTTAAAGCAAGGTCTGAATATTCCCTGGCCCGTCCTGCAGGTTCATAAACAACTTTCAGTTTACTCATGTTGCAACCTCCTTGCGTGTACGGCTGTTATTCCAAGCCAGCGATCTGACGGCTTGAATCCCCAGAGCTTGCACGCCTTACGTTTTGCCTGCGTGCTGTCCTTTGCCTCCAGAATAATCTCCCTATCGGAAAAGTCCCTAACCAGATATTTAGCCATTTGAAAAACCTCCATTTTCTTTTATTATACCACATTTCAGGAGGTTTAGCAACACTATTCTAAATTACATGCCTATATCTTTTAATTTCTTCATTTTTCTTTAACTCTCTAAAAATTTCGACTTCGTATAATCGTTTTTAAGCCATTTATTTGAACCAGCAATATAAAAATACATCCTATTTTTTAAAACAATTTTAGAGGCATGCCTGCTATCCTTGATATTAAAGGATTTGCGGGATTTTTTATGTAAATATACTCTGTTTGCGGCTTCGGTTGATTCTTACTTTTGATTGCACCGTACTACGCAGTAAACTCGGTACTTCCAGGCTATAACTTTTTTAATTTTATCACCCAGTAGTATACGGACCGTCTGTTATTGTGAAAATATTTCGCCAGCTGTATTTTACAGTTGTAGCGGCGCTCCAGGTCCTTCAACATGGTAGCGAATATATCTACATAGAATCTGTTTATCCCGGGCAGGTTCATATCCTGCGGAATTTTCTCGGTGCCGGATACAAACTTTGTCACCTGACCATCGACTTTCTGGTGCATGACCAAACCGTCTGTGATAAAGAAGATATATTCCCCGGGTAAAATCTTTTTAACAATCAGGTATAATTGCTTCCATGGACTACCGTAATCATCAAGGTCAAAAACATTAAAACGACCGATATCATTGTGTTGGATATATACAACATTATTCTGGAGTTCGCATAGTTCAGGAGTATGAATTTTTTCTTTATCAAGCCCATGATATTCCTTTGCTCTTCCCTTGTATGCGCGTCTATACATTTCGCCGTTTCCGCAAAAGCAGTCGAGGACCTGGGCATCTTCTGGGAGATACTTGATTCTCATGAGCGCTTTCTCAATCTCCATGGAATTGTCATTCAGTTCCCATCTACGTTTCATAACTTCGCTCCACCTTTATGCCGCAGTTTTCGAGGGCTGTCATTGCTTTTTCGAGTACTTCCTGGTTTGCTGCGTCGGTCCGGATTGTTGCCCAGATAGGCTTATCTATGGCCTTGCTTATGTCTAAATCGTTTAACAGTTCGTCTATGTCTGCTGGAGAATTATTTTTAGTCATCATATCCTCAATCTCGCCATGGTCAAAACCGGTAATTTCTATATCGAAAGCGCCGGTATCCAGTTCCTGGAGCAAGTCCTTCAATTTCGGGATGTCCCATTGTCCGGCTATCTTATTCAATGCTATATTAAGGGACTTTTCTTTATCTTTATCCAGGTTAACAATAACACATTCGACTTCAGTATACTCCAAATCTTTTAATACTGTGTACCGTTGGTGCCCTCCGATTATTGTCATATCTGAATTGATTATGATAGGGTCAACATAACCAAAGGTAAGAATGCTCTTTTTGATTTTCTCATATTCCTTGTCGCCTGGTTTCAGCTTTTTACGCGGATTGTAGTCTGACGGCTTCAAATTTTGAATTTTAACTTTTTTCACTTCCATTTTGCTAAAACACCTGCCTTAGAGTTTTTGCGAAAATTTGCGTTTGAATGGACCCGCGGTTTTGAGGCGAAGGCTCGTAGTTTTTCGCCCCCCCCCTACCGCATATTGCCAAGGCTTTCCCTCTCCGGTGAACTACATCGCATTTGAAAAGGCGAGCTTCGGGCTCTCGACAAAACAATGACAGTGCAGATTTTACATTCCCGATGTTCAATAGAGGTCTTTGTTAAACCCTCAATGATACATTTATTTTTCATAAACATTCTCCTTATGTTTAATTCTCCATATTTTTACATAAGAAAAAGAGCGGTGGAGTTCCGCTCTTATCGGGCTGCAGTTCCCTATTTTCTTATAAATTTTTACTTTACTTTGTTACCAAACCCTCCATCTTCCATTGCAGTTTTAATATCATGATGCTTTCTGCATAATGGTTGCCAGTTGCTTTCATCCCAAAATAAATCCACGTTGCCTTTATGAGGGACAATGTGGTCGACAACAGTTGCAGGCTCAATATGCCCTTCTTTTTGACATTCAATACATAATGGGTTTTTTTGAAGAAAAATCAATCTTGCTCTTTGCCAACGTGCATCATATCCTCTTTCCGCAGCACTTCCCCTTCTTTCATCCTGCCTCCGCTGCTCCTGTTTGCGATGGCGGTCGCAGTAGCCAGACGTAACCAATTGTGGACATCCCGGGTATCTGCATGGCCGCATTGCTTGCATGGCCGACATGGGCGTCAATCCTTTCTGCAACACAAAAGCCCCGGTTCAATTGCCTCCGGGGCTCTCGAAGTGAGGTTGCTATAACGCGCCGAAGCACTTTTTTATTCGATAGTTCTTCCATTGGCACCATTATAGCACTTATTTGTGCACAGGAAAAGTGCATGGTTTGTGCTCGGTATTTGTGCATCAATCAAATAACGTCTGCCCCATACAATCTTACCATAATTCGCTGCAAAAGCTTATTTTTATGCCGCCTCACAGTGCTTTCATCACAGTACATTTTCTCTCCTATTTCCACATCCTTCATGCCGTCAAAGTACTTATATTCGACAATCATATAATATTCATCATCCTTGACAGCATTTAAGGCGTAATTAATCTCGTCAATCTCAGCCTGGTCCCGTTTGATTTTTCTTTTAAGACTTTCGATTCTTGCTTGCTGAATCTCTTGTGGAGTCAGTCGTATTCCAGAGTTTTCAGAAAACTTAACCATGTCTTTTGACTTCTCCGAAAAAAACTCTCTCTCCAGATCCTGAATATCAAGTGTATACTTCTGTATGTTCTCATATAACTCAGGATAAGAGTAAAGCCTTCTTTCCGTCTGCTTAAAATAATTTTTAATCTCCTGGCACCTTTTCTCGTAGCCGGAGGCGACTGCTTTTTTTAGTGCATCTTCTATTCCCTTCAGTATTCTATCAACAGCCTTATCAACCAAAGTATTAATAAAACCTCTGATTCCTGTTTGCTTTTCTTTTACTTGAGTTTTCTTACCCATGATGACCCTCCTTTAAATCTTTAAGTATTTGTAACGTATTTTGTAACGTCTTGTAACGCCTTGTAACGGTCCTTGTAACGTACTCAAACCCGCTTGGCTCTAAGATGTAACGATTGTAACGGTATTTCCTGTATAGCACCCCTATATATATAATTTTTATTGTCTTATTTTTGTCTTTTTCCTCGCGCGCGCGTATGTATCTCTGTAGGAAAAAGCGTTATAAACGTTACAAAATCTTATAAGTATTGATACTATTATGTTTTAAGGTTTTTTTAAAACGTTACAACAACGTTACATCATCGTTACAAACGTTACACTTTTACGTTACAAACATATATTTTTGTTGCAAATGTTACCGTTTTTTATTTTTTTACATGATAAATGGATTATGCTTTATATAATCATCTATGTCATCATATCCATTTTCCGCCTCGCTTTTTTCGCTTTTATCATTACTCTCTTCTTGCAAAGTTCCTGAAAACGTGGGAATATTTGCTTTAAGTTTTTTTAAGTCAATTATCAGACATTTTATAGATTTGCTTGTTGTCGATCCTATATCAAACAGTCTCACCGCTCTATCATTATCTATAAAAAAATCACTCCGCCGAACTTGAGTCATAAAGTCGCGCTGCGATTGTAATTCGGTTTTTGTTTTTGCGCAATGCTCTTTTGCCCGCTCAAAGCAGCGGTTAGCACAGAGTGCAAGTTCATCGGTATCCCTTATTTTTTTGTAATGAACACCATCAATCAATACTCCTATATCAGCAAGTCGGTCGAAAAACTCAAGCGTATTAATTACATCCGACTTTGGCTCCTGTCCTTCATAAATGTCAGCTTTCAATTGTTCAATCGTTTTGTTTAAGATTTTGTCTAGTGACATGGATATATTCTCGTTCTTGAAAGCCCTGGACACTAAGCTCAGTCCGGTGCAAACAACAGCGATCCCGCTACGGATGCGTTCATCGTAAACAGATGAGAGCTTATTATAATAAGCTTTATGCCATTCAATTAACTTGTTTTCATCAATAAACAGCGCAGTCTTCAATAATAAAAACCCAAACTTCTCAAGCAATTTACGGTTGCATTTCAGTTTCAAAAACCCTTCCGCATGAGGTTTTGAATCCTTTTTTGACAATATAAGTTGCATCGACCGCTCTTTTACTGCTGTTTCGTGTGCGGGACTGCCTTCTCCTAATAACATTATCGGGGTTCGATATGGGTAATTGATTAGAACCTGTTCAGTTGTCCCTCGCTGGCCTTCTTGCCTGTCATAAGAATTTCTCAGTAGTTCTGATATCTCTCGAACAATCCAATCAGGTAATTTTTGCGGCTTATATTCGCCGATTACGTATGGAACGAAATTGCTTGCCGCTGCGTTTTTCATTGCAGAAAACCGAGTAATCTGCCCCGCTGATGCCGGTTGTCCATCCATACCAAGAATCGGCATTATAATGTTTTCTGCTGTTTCGGACTTACCACTGCCGGCTTCGCCAATGATAAGCAGATGCGGATGCTTGATTCGTCCTGCTTTCCATAGTTTTTCCCTGATAAACAGCGAAGCCGTCCAGCCGATGACGGTTCCGGCAATGCCTAGTTTGTTGAAACTGAATAGTGAATCAAATAATTCTAAAAGTTCACCTTTTTGCATAGTTTCAGCCTTTAATAAATCAGTCTTGCCCCCATATGTGGAAACCGCCATGCTGTCTACCTGATTCATACTGCTGTCTATAATCCTATCTTGCGTTGCAAAAAGCCACTGATTGTTTTTATGCACAAAACCTGTATATGTAATTCCCTGTATTCTCGGAAAGCTTTCTTTTAGCAGCAGCGCTTTGACACCTTCCAACTCTGTATCATGCCCGTTAAAAACAAGCAACTCTCCTAAAGCTTTTTTGAATGGGATTGTAGATGTAAAAGCTTTAATGTCAATATCCCGGATACATGAACCTGTTAAGCTTTTTATTTCAACGGTCAAGATGCTATCATGCTCATACTGAGTAGATCGGAAGAGCACACGTCTGAACTCCAGTCACCGATG